TAAAATCTTTACAAGAAATTGTAGGGTCAATGAATGGTGCAACTACTAGAGTTGGTCAAATTGAAAACCAGAAACATATGGTTCTTCATGATCTATCTCTAATGAGAACTGATCTAATGAAGCTTCAAGGTGAGTTAGAAACAACTTATGGAAAAGTAGATGTAAACATACAAGATGGAACTATAACTGTGAGAGAAGATGTCGAAGCTGATAAGAAAGATTAGTATAGGAAAAGACTATAAGAATGACGCCATGCACTATGCCGTAGGGCAAGAAGTGTATGGTGGTCATACTATATGTGATATAATTGAAGAAAAAACAAAATTTAGTGTATATATTAAAAAAGGAAAAAGCGTGTTGCCTTGGAAAGATTTTAACAAGAACATGGCTGTATCTATAGAATATAACTTACAATACTAATGAAGAGTGTTTACAACTTTGTTGTAACGCCAAAAGGAGAGAGATACAATAACAGTAAAAAAATTGGTGATACAAATCTTATTTTAAACACAGAGATTTACAACCACCAGTACGTTAATAGAAACGCAGTAGTTTTATCTACTCCTATAGTTGGTGTTACAGACATAAATCCAGGTGATGAAATTATATTACATCATAACGTTTTTCGTAGATGGCATAACGTTAAAGGTGTAGAAAAAAACAGTAGAAGTTATTTTGATGAAAAAACTTATCTTATAACTGAAGATCAAATATTTCTACATAAACAAAATAATAAATGGAAACCAATAAAAGGTTATTGTTTTGTCAAACCTGTCAAAGACAGTACTAATACTAGCATAGACAAAGAAAAGCCTTTAGTTGGCATAGTCAAGTATAGTGATGGTACTGTTGAAGAAGGTAGCTTGATAGGTTTTAGACCTAGCTCAGAATATGAGTTTATTATAGACGGTGAAAAACTGTATAGAGTTTTATCTAATTTTATTACAATCAAATATGAATATCAAGGAGACGAAAAAGCATATAATCCAAGCTGGACATAAAGCTGTAGAGGAACTTATTAAAGTTGCTAAAGAAGCTATTGTTGATTCAGATGATGATTTATCCGCAGACAAACTAAAAAATGCTGCAGCTACTAAAAAACTAGCTATATTCGATGCGTTTGAAATACTTAACAGAATACAAGAGGAAGAAGACTTATTAAACAATAAACCTAGAGAAGCAGAGAAACAAGCATTTAAAGGTTTTGCAGAAGGAAGGTCTAAATAATGTACGAGCAAAAACTATATAAAGTTGTTGAGCCTATTAAAAGAACTACTATAAGTAGACTTAATAAAAGTAAAAAATGGGAGTATGGCTACAACAAAGAACATAATATTGTTGTTATATCTAGAACAGGGCAGATAGGAGAGATATATGAAATACAAAACTTTCACGTAGCATTGCCAAAAGTAAGTAGTGTGTATAGCAACAAAGAAAAAAAATGGAAACAATTTGAATATCCTAAAGAATTATCAAGACTTAAAAGTATATTTGACTGGAAAGCTTATCCAGAGCAAAACAAAGAACAATGGCACGAGTACATTGACGAAGAATTTAAACGAAGAGATGACGGCTTTTGGTTTAATAATAATGGGACGAATACCTACATTACTGGCACTCATTACATGTACTTACAGTGGAGCAAGATTGATGTAGGAGCACCAGATTTTAGAGAGGCAAACAGATTGTTTTATATATTCTGGGAAGCTTGCAAAGCAGATAAAAGATGCTACGGTATGTGTTATCTTAAAAACAGAAGATCTGGATTTTCTTTTATGTCATCAGCAGAAACAGTTAATCAAGCTACAATATCTACAGACGCAAGATTTGGCGTGCTGTCTAAAACAGGATCAGATGCTAAAAAGATGTTTACCGACAAAATTGTACCTATATCAATTAACTACCCGTTTTTCTTTAGTCCTATTCAAGATGGTATGGATCGGCCTAAATCCGAACTCGCCTATAGAGTACCTGCGTCTAAGTTTACTCGAAAGAAGATCACAACAAATGAAAAGCTTGAAGAAATACAAGGGCTAGATACAACTATAGACTGGAAAAATACTGGTGATAACAGTTATGATGGTGAAAAGCTAAAACTACTAGTACACGATGAGAGTGGTAAGTGGGAAAGACCAGACAATATTTTAAATAACTGGAGAGTTACAAAGACATGCCTTAGACTAGGTAGTAGAATTATAGGTAAGTGTATGATGGGTTCAACATCTAATGCTTTAGACAAAGGAGGTGATAACTTTAAAAAACTATACAATGCTTCAGACGTTACAAAAAGAAACCGTAATGGACAAACAGCGTCTGGTTTATATTCTCTTTTTATTCCAATGGAGTGGAATTATGAAGGATTCATTGACGAACACGGAATTCCAGTCTTTGATAGTCCAGACCATGATGTCTTCGACCCACAAGGAGAGTTAATAGACATAGGAGTTGTAGAAAACTGGCAGAATGAAGCTGATGGTTTAAAAGGAGATCAAGACGCTTTAAATGAATTTTACCGTCAGTTTCCAAGAACTACAGAGCATGCTTTCAGAGATGAAACAAAAAATAGTTTATTTAACTTAGTTAAAATATATGAGCAAATAGATTACAATGAAGAAATGTCTAGATCGCTTGGCGTTACTAAAGGTAATTTTCAATGGTTAAATGGTATTAAAGATTCAAACGTTATATTTTATCCTGATAAAAACGGAAGATTTAAAATAAGTTGGGTGCCACCTCAGCATATGCAAAACAAGGTTATAACAAAAAATGGCGTTAAACATCCGGGCAATGAACATATGGGAGCTTTTGGATGTGACTCATACGATATATCAGGAACTGTTGATGGTGAAGGATCTAAAGGTGCACTACATGGATTAACAAAGTTTTCAATGGAAGATGCTCCTGCTAATAGTTTTTTCTTAGAATATTTAGCAAGACCTCAAACAGCAGAGATATTTTTTGAAGATATTTTAATGGCTTGTGTATTTTATGGCATGCCTATACTAGCAGAAAATAATAAACCTCGTTTATTGTATTACTTTAGAAGACGTGGTTACAGAGGGTTTAGTATGAATAGACCTGATAAAATATGGAATAAGTTGTCTGTTGCTGAAAAAGAAATAGGTGGAATACCTAATTCAAGTGAAGACATAAAACAAGCACATGCTTCAGCAATTGAAATGTATATTCAAAGCCACGTTGGCATGAAGCAAGATGGATCGTTTGGAGACTGTTATTTTAATGAGTTGTTAAATGACTGGTCAAGATTTGATATAAACAAAAGAACAAAGCATGATGCGTCTATTAGTTCTGGTTTAGCTATTATGGCTAACAATAGACATTTGTACGCTCCAAATGCAAAAATAGAAAAACCAAAACTAAACATAAGTATTGCTAGGTATGAAAACGAAGGTGGTACATCTAAATTAATCAAAGAATAAATATGGCAGAGTCTGTTATAAAAAGTTATTTTCCTAGCCAAGTCGTAAGTGATTTGGAAAAAATGAGCTATGAGTATGGTATGAAGGTTGCAAAAGCTATTGAAACTGAGTGGTTCTATATGGACAATGGCAGCAGTAGGTATCGTACTAATCATAATAATTTTCACAACCTTAGACTATACGCTAGAGGTGAGCAATCAATACAAAAATACAAAGATGAGTTATCTATAAATGGTGATTTGTCTTATCTTAATTTAGACTGGACGCCAGTGCCAATTATACCTAAGTTTGTAGATATAGTTGTTAACGGTATTTCAGAAAGAACTTACGACATAAAAGCTTACTCTCAAGATCCTTATGGTGTAACAAAACGTACTGAGTATATGGAATCTGTACTTAGAGACATGCAGACTAGAGAGTTTAACGATATGGCTAAAACAGAGTTTAACATTGATCTTTATGAAAATAATAAAGAAGACTTGCCTGATACTCAAGAAGAACTAGAACTTCACATGCAACTTAGTTACAAACAAAACGTAGAGTTAGCCGAAGAACAAGCGCTAAACGTTTTAATGGAAGGTAGCAAGTATGAATTAATTAAAAAACAATACTATTACGATTTAGCTGTTTTAGGTATTGGTGCTGTTAAAACTTCTTTTAACACTTCTGAAGGTGTTGTTATCGACTATGTTGATCCAGCTAATTTAGTTTACTCTCACACTGACTCACCTTACTTTGAAGATATATACTATGTAGGTGAAGTTAAAAACATACCTATAAACGAGCTTGTAAAACAATTTCCATTTTTATCACAAGAAGATTTAGAGGAAATTATAAAAAACAAAAAGTACAACCAGTCAAATTATAATAATAATTTTACAAACGTTAAGGAGTCAGACAACAACACTGTTCAAATATTATATTTTAATTATAAGACTTATATGAATGAGACTTATAAGTTAAAAGAAACTGGTACTGGTGCTGACAAAGTATTACCTAAAGACGATACGTTTGATCCACCCAAAAATATGGAAGGTGGATTTGGTAAGCTACAAAAATCAATGGAGTGTATATATGAAGGCGCTATAATATTAGGTACTGACAAACTACTTAAATGGGAAATGTCTAAAAACATGATGCGTCCTAAAAGTGATTATACTAAATGTAAGATGAGTTACTCTTTAGTCGCACCAAGAATGTATCAAGGTAAAATTGAATCACTTGTAAGGCGTATAACTGGCTTTGCTGACATGATACAGCTTACACACTTAAAACTTCAACAGGTGTTATCTAGAATGGTTCCAGACGGTGTTTACTTAGATGCTGATGGTTTAGCTGAAATAGATTTAGGTAATGGAACAAACTACAGTCCTCAAGAAGCGTTAAACATGTTTTTTCAAACAGGATCTGTTATAGGTAGATCGTTTACATCTGAAGGTGACATGAATCCAGGTAAAGTACCTATTCAAGAAATATCAAGTGGTAGTGGTGGTGCTAAAATGCAAAGCTTAATTGGCACGTACAACTACTACATGCAAATGATAAGAGATACTACTGGGTTAAATGAAGCAAGAGATGCTGCAACACCTGATAAAAACGCTTTAGTAGGTGTTCAAAAACTTGCTGCAGCTAATTCAAACACTGCAACTAGACATATACTACAAGCAGGTTTGTTTTTAACATCAGAAGTTGCTGAGCAGTTATCGCTTAGAATATCAGACATATTAGAGTACTCGCCAACTAAAGATGCTTTTATACAAGCTATAGGTAATCACAATGTAGCTACACTAGAAGAAATGAAAAACTTACATCTATATGACTTTGGCATATTTATAGAGCTAATGCCTGATGAAGAAGAAAAACAAATTTTAGAAAACAATATACAAATGGCTTTACAACAGCAGATGATAGAACTTTCTGATGCTATTGATCTTAGAGAAATTAAAAACATTAAACTAGCAAATCAACTACTAAAAATACGTAGACAAAAAAAGCTAGAAAAAGATCAAGCCATGCAGCAACAAAACATTCAGGCTCAGTCACAAGCAAATCAACAGTCAGCTGCGGCTGCTGCTCAGTCTGAAATGCAAAAAGATCAAGCTAAAGCTCAAATAGAAACTACGTTAATGCAAACTAAAGCACAGATGGATGCTCAAAAAATGCAACAAGAAGTTGCTTATAAAAAAGAGTTAATGCAAATGGAGTTTGATCTTAACATGCAGCTAAAGCAAATGGAAATGGAAGTTGTACAAAGCAAAGATAAAGAAAAAGAAGATCGTAAAGATCAAAGAACAAAAATACAAGCCTCTCAACAAAGCGAGATGATTGAGCAAAGAAAAAGTGAAAAAGGACCTAAAAACTTTGAGTCTGCAGGTAATGATATACTAGGCTCTGACTTTGATTTAGGATAATTTAAGCTTAAAAATTTATTAACTATTATTATATTATATTATGGAAGAACAAAACGAAGTAGTTGAAGAGACTACACAAGAAACTAAAGAAACAGTATTTGACAGCGCAGGAGATGATACAGTTGCTAAAGTAGATTTTAATAAACCACCAACACCAAAAAAAGAAAATGAAACTAAAGAAGATAACCTTGACGACAAGGGAGTGGATCCAGTCGATGATAATGCCGACACCACAGAAAAACAAGAAG